ATGGCGGCGCTGGCTGAGTAGATTGTCGCATGCTTCATCAAGCTTTTCGATTGTGATCTCACACTCTTTAAGCTCTGCCCTAAGCCCGTCGCGCTCTTTCGGCCAGCCATATATCAACTTAGATATTTCGTCCTTCGCCTCGCGTAATGCCGCCTCAAATTCCACGAATGTCGGCTTGTCGCTCATAGTTCCCCCAATACGTGCCAACCGAAACCGTCAAGAAAGCTTTGCGGGTACGTGTAGAACGGATTACTGCCCGTGAATTCATCGTCGAGTACCATAAGCAGTGGAAGCCCGCTACTTTGGCGGATCTCATACGCTGCGAGCATGTTCGATGGCTCGTGCCAAAGTACCCGGACAATCGGCTTGTCGCTCATTCTAAACCCGCCTCTCGATTACGTAAAACCTGAACTAAAGTGTTTAGTTGTTTCACTTCAGCGCGTAAGGCGTCGCGCTCTTTCGGCCAGCCATATATCAACTTAGATATTTCGTCCTTCGCCTCGACGTTTTGCGCACGCATCTGACCCAACTCAACCAGTGCCTCGTCGCGCTCTCTCATGTAGCGATCAATCTCAACCCCGCAATTGGTTAGCTCAGCTTGCGCCTCACGCAGGTCCGCACGGGCTTTAGCAAATGCTTGCACCACGCGCTCAAGATCACCGGGGTTAGGCTCGGCGAGATTAACCGCTGCAACGCCGTCGAGATAGTTGATTGCTTTTATAACGTCACGCCCGAATGTCGACCTCTCGCTCACTTGCGCAGCTACCGCAACACAAACGCACAAAGTTTTGCCGCAATCTTTGCAATAGCAGGTCATAACACTCCAATCAAATCAATCTGAGGGTTCTCACCCCACCAAGTTTTGCGAAAAGCGAGTGCGAAGAATAACCCCTCCAAAAGTCCGCTTTGAAATATCTTGTCGAGTTTGGCGTCGTACCAAACTATTTGTAGGCCCACGCGTACCCCCTTTTGTCGCTCATAGCTCCCCCTTTACTGGTTTTGGCATCTCTTCCACTACAACGCTTTTAAACGAGCTTCGCAAGTTATCGTCGTCCATTACTCCTGACGATAGACGCACGCAGTGCACATGCGCGAAGGGCAAAGGCTCCGCTGGAAGTCGGCCGTTAAGCATCAAGGCACGCTCAACGAGCTTTAGCCACTTCTTTGCGTGGCCCGCTCGAATCGTCCAGTGCGCGCCGAGCAGCTCGTTTGGCGAGCGAGGTAAACCGCTAATGGCGAACGCTATTTTGTATCTACTCGTTTCTACTTCGCTCATGCAGTTGCCTCACTAAGTTCAATGCGCCCTTGGGCAAGTGCCGCATATTCTGGGTTGATCTCAATGCCGATGTAATTTCGCCCGTGCTTCTTTGCGACAAGCCCAGTGGTACCAGCGCCAAAGAAAGGATCCAAGACAGTATCGCCCGGTCTAGAGCCCGCGAGAATGCACGGCTCGATTAGGCCTGGCGGGAATGTCGCGAAGTGAGCGCCCTTGAATGACTTCGTTGTTACTGTCCAAACGCTGCGCTTTTGTCGAAAAGGGGTAATTTGACATTCGCTAGGGAGCTTAAAGCGTTTAAGATCCTCTGCGCTCGTTCCGTTGGGTTTATTTCGTGGGCGAGACCTTCCCTTTGCCCATTCAACACTTGGTTCTTTAATTGCGCCAATATCGAAAAAATACTTCTCAGACTTCGCGAGCAGAAATATATATTCATGCGCCTTTGTGCATCTATCCCGCACACTCTCTGGCATCGGGTTTGGCTTGGCCCAAATAATGTCCTGGCGCAAATACCAGCCGTCAGCCTGAAGTGCAAAGGCCACACGCCACGGGATGCCAAGCAGGTTCTTTGGTCGCATCGTAAGTCCACTATTACCGCTCGAATAGCTATCGCCCAGATTAAGCCAAAGTGTGCCGTCAGGCTTAAGCACTCTGCGCACCTGCTCAAAGATCAGCCGCAAATTACCCACGTACTGCTCAGGCGTTTTCTCTAAGCCCAGCTGGCCCTCATGCCCATAGTCGCGTAAACCCCAGTAAGGTGGCGACGTCACGCAAGTCTGCACGGATCCATTCTCAAGCTTCGCTAGCTCTTGAAACGAGTCGCCGACAATGATCATTTCGAGCCTCGCTTCCTGCGTGTGCGCTTCGGAGTGTGGTGAGTGCGAGAGATCCGCTGGAACGCGGTCGTTGCTAAAGGGGTTCATTGAGTTTCTCCGTGGTGTAACACCCGAAGAGATTACATCATCAGACGTTAGCGTCTAGGGCTTTCGCAATGCGACTTGCACTTTCTTCCGTATCCATAATGAGTATGGCGGACTTCTTCGCCATAACCTTAAGCCACACGAGACGTGAATCAATCTTCGCTGCTGCTGCGATCCCGTCAACCTCTGCACGAGTAAGCCACTTGGGTTTTCGCCGAATAGTAATAACGAGGGTGCCCTTTGCATTCACCCGCCATGCAAAAGGAGGTGGTGTTTTCTTCACCGCCGCCGTTCGCTTTACTCGACGGGGCGTATTGAGTCCGCGCACATAGACTTTAAAGGCCTCCGCAGTAAATAACTCAAACGCGCAAGGGGAAAGGAGCGGTATCCAGTCCTCCTTCATACGACTTCTCGGACAACGACGGGACGCTCGGGCTTAGCGAGTTTACGCTTTACCTTTTCGATGATGGCGCGACCTCTGGCCTCTTCGACTGTCTCTGCCATATCACTCGGAAGAACATAATAAGCACGAACTTCGACGGCTCCTTTACGGGAGGGCAGGCCCATGAGTCTACGAAGAAGCCCACTCATGGTTTCGTATGGACGTTTCTTTTCCTCAAGTGTCTTTACTAAAAGGGGATCGATTCTGATTACACGTCCAGGTTTCTTTTTCGCTTTCACTTTTGCTTTCACTAAAATCCACTCCTGAGTTTCTTGCGTGATCTGCCGTAACTCTCTAAGGTAGAGCCCGTAAGTTCGCGCAGTGCTGCATCGGCGAGATCAAATGTCATGGTGTCAAAGGCGGAGATTGATGCGGCAGCGAAGGTCTTCGTGGCATCTCCCGTGTAAACATGCACAGTAAGTGAGCCACGATAGGTCATGCCCTTTGGGACGGCACCGATCTCTTCGAGGTTTCGACCAACTTCACGTATCACCTCTCGCAGTTCATCTATATGTTGCGAGGCTTCGATGCGGACACGTTCAACCTGTGCCTTTTGTCCTACGTCAGTAATGAACTTCGAAGTAAGTAGGTCATTGGTGACTTCTCGGATTAACTTTTCTCTCTCATCTTTACGGTTTGCCATGGCATAAGGTGTAACATTTTCCCTTACCTGATCAAGGGAAACCCTTCTTGATGCGCTGAATCTCTCGAGCCAGAAACTCGAGCGTGTCGTAGTCTACGTTTTCGTGGTAGTATTTCGCCCGGTCGCACAGACGCAGCAAACGGATCTCGAATTCTTCGATGTCCTTAAGTGTCGCCGCGAGTGCCATATGAGTAATTTCCTCATTAGTCGGAGACTCGCTACGGTCGAGCCATTCGTCGAGTTCACTAGCGTCCTCGCTCAGCGTATCCTTGAATCCGCCCACGTTGGGTCTCCTTTGAGGGGGTGAAAGGACGGTGTTACACCATTGTCCCCTCAATACGCAAAGCTATTTGCTATTTTTCTTTACCTTACCGCGTTCTTCTACGCGCTTTATCGCTTCACTGTTTGCGCCCGAGAAGGAATTAGCGCCAGCAGCCTGAAAGTCATCCCATGCGTTTTTCATTTGATCGACCATGGTCGGTTCTTTCGCACGTCGAGCAGCTTCTAGTTGTTCTTTTGTCGGATAACTGTGTGCCACTCAAGGGCTCCTTCGTTTGGATTAATCCGACCAGTTTACCCTAAGGAGCAGCAGGACCGAAAATCATTTTTTCAGCCTCTGTGACATGACCTTTGGCCAGTAGGGCATGAAACTCATCGAAACTCTCACATGCGATGTATTGTCCGCCAGTGGGATAGGTGGCGGGCAACTGGTAAGCGTATCCGTCCGGGCAGTGAGTCGGTGGACGTCCACCAACTTTCGCATCCGCACTAAAGCGCGGCACGAAGAGTGAGGCGAAATAAACAATAAACACAGCGAGTAGGAGGTGACGTATCATGATTTCTCTCCTAGTAACCGTCGCATTAGTCCATCGTACATCTGTACCGTGTCGGTAAGACGTTTCATCCACGAAAAGAGAAGCTTCGTCTGTGTCGCATCGAGGTGAAGCTCTCCATGGACGTTGATCTTCTTTTCCATTTCTTCCTGTATTGATTTAATTTCAATTGCTGTCATGGCGTTTCTCCTTCTCCCACTATGGCAAGAATAACAACTGTCACGACTGCACCATAGCCGATGACTCTCCACGTCTGAAAAGAAAGTGAGGCTAATTCCGGTAACTGTTTAATGATCGCCTGGATGCTTAGTAATAGTGGCTCGCTGAGCATGAGACCAAAGCCGAGAATTACGCCAACTACCAGTACCATTCCCATGAGCGTAATTAGTTTGATTGAATTATTCATAGTGTAACCTCTCCGGATTTAACCATAACTGTAAATCCTATGTGTTTAATCGCCTCAACGTTTAATCTCGTAAGTGTCTTTTGCCCGAGTAACTCAGCAAACCTTCGGGCGAGATCATTCATGGGCCGAATTGTTTCGCGCCCATAGTGGTTTACGACGAGGACCTCTAGTGTTCCATGGGGTGATGTCATACCTTATCTTCCTCTTCACAATCGACTGCGCTCTGGTATGCTTGATCGTTATCGTCATTCGGTGAGCCTTCACTACGCGTTCGCTCTACAAGTTCGTTGCGATCTTCCTCACTCAAGTTCACCATGTAGTCATCTATATATCTGTCAAGTTGTGACTCATGGACGACATGCCCGCCCATGTCCTCGAAGAGATCACCACCACGGCGAATAAGTTCGCCCGCATCGCATAACTCTTCGATCAGTGCATCACGTATTCGGTCAAATTTCATTTTCGCCTCTTTCGTATAAGTCGAACCGCAAGTACAATTGTAAAACTCGAGCCCGTCCATGGTGCCGAGATGAGAGTCGAGACTCGGGTCTAAGGGCCTGGTACAGGTTGGACAGGGTTTCATTCGGTACCCCCTGTTGCTTTAGCAAGCCATGCATCGATGCGACTAAGTAACTCGACTCCCTGCCCGCCGTGCTCACTTAAGTACTCTTGCAAATCTTCGAACAGCAATACGGCGTCAGGTGATGAAGCTATTAGCCGGGCGTTGGCTTCGTCCAATGCTGTATGGCCATCGGTACGTGCTTGAATACTCGTATTTGAATACACGACATAATTCAGCGTCATATCGTTAACCATCCACGGTCCTGGAGTATGTTTAGGCTTATTCATTTGGCACCATAATTAAGTCCTCTCCAATAATGCGTCTTTAAATTCTAAAATCAATGAGTCAACGAGTCGCTTCCGGTCTGCAGCCGACATACTAAATTCATTAACGGCACGGCCTGTTGCCTCAGCTACCGCATCGATCAGCAGGCTTGCACCTTGACGTGACTGAATCTCATTAAGTGTCTTAGCGTCGCGCCTCACGTTATCCAGGTCGCCGTACTTCGTGACGATGCTTGATATGTATGAGTTATTCATTTCAGTCATCCTTTGTTTAGGGCCGGTGGCCCTGTTAATGTTAAAAAAACCTTGTCTCTGTACGCCTAAATTAATTCGTGTATTTGGTCTAAGCATTGGTTAATCAACTCTTCCAAAACTTCGCATGCGGGTTCAGATTTGAGTTTAGTTTTTTTATCGATACTGGAAGCCCCGCAAACATCGGAATGACGTTGGTCGTAAGATGCGTCGCCGCTTCGAATAATCCAAGACGGCGTAGTATCTTCGAAGTCTACACACAAGCGTATGTCAATGTCTTGACCGTGCCCTAGGGTAGATTGGATATCCTTAAGGTTATCGCACATAATTTGGTAATCCGTACGGAACATGGTTATCGCTGAATCTAGTTTATTCGTAAATGGTTTCATGTAAATATCCTTTGTTTAAAGTTAATTAAGCCTTGTTATCGCTCACCTGGACTAGATTCGGCTCACCAACCCAGTCGCACATGTCCTGCAACGTTGCGTGATGTGTATGCCCGTCACCAACTGTGTCAATCCAGTCAACGATTGATTGAAGCTCTTCCGCGCCTTCACATTCCGCATGATCACCACGAAGTAGAATTTCAATGCGAGCTAATAAGTGAAGTTTGAATTGTCGGTTATTCACCTTGGACCGCCGTCTGCTTAAATAAGCCGGTCACGCCCGTGCTGTTGGGGTACTTAAAGAACGCTAAATCATCACGCTTGCAGAGTTCAGCGTATTGAGCCTCGTTCACACGTCCGCCGTAAACGCGCTTAGGGATGCGGTATATACACAAGCGGTCACTGTCTACTTCGACGTCGAATTCAATCACCACGGACTGGCCTTCGGTGTATTCAATACACGACGTATGTTCGTACCATGACTTCGTTAACTCATCGTTCGCCGGACTAATCCAGAAACTCCCATACTCAGTATCAAACAGTGAATCATCACCTGAGTATGCAACTCGTACAGTCGCCTTGACTGAATGTTTCGCATACTTATTAGACTGTTCGTACAGGCCGTTGAGTATCTGATCACGGAGTTCACGGACTACTAAGAACGCCTTAGTCTGAGCCTTTTTAGTCTTGAGGCTGTATGCACGTTTCTGAGCGGCCTCTAGTTGAGTTCTAAGGTCCATGTTACTTGCCCTCAACAGTCTTAATGAGGGATTGGCTAAACGAACGAGGGTTGCCACGGTGAATGTAAATGGCCGGAAACATGTCTCGCTCAGCGACCTGTAGCGCATCTTCTAAGGCTTCCAGATCTGGATGTAATAGGTGAATACCAATGGCATTACGATCACTCTCTTTAGCGACCTTAATTTGAATACCAAGCTCGGCGGCTAAATCGATCAGGTCTTGACGTCGGCTACTTAGTTTAGAGGCTCTCATTCGTTCTACTCCAGGTTTCGACCAACATTCGCGTTGGTCACGCACTCACTCAATGCACTGGACGGGCCAATACACCACGCGAGTAATTCCGCGCACTTAGCTCCACCCAACCTGTCAAACTTATTGACACCCGTGAGCCTCAGGACGAGACTCACCCCAGCTAAACCCCTAAAACAAGGACGCTATTTACAACTCCGTCAAACCTTCAGTCACTGTACAAGACGTCGCCACTCAATCCTTCGTATGCACGAAGTAGCCGCCGGTCACTGGATTGAGCGTCACGATAAACCGTTCTTGTGCGTCTGCCACGAGTACGTCTCTAATATTAAGGTCAAGTGACCGACACAGTCTCCCAAACCTCGCACCAAGGTGTCTAAGCGGTACAGGCGCTTGCGTGAGAGCGTACGCCTCGTTCACGTACTCCCTCGCCCGTCGCCTAATCTCTTCGAGCCTCTTCGCGCTCTCTTCGTCACTCACGGTCACGGTCACTCCTATAGTATGTCACCCCAGTGACAACTACGGTCACTGGGCGGTCACGGTTGCGGTTGCGGTGACGTATAACCTACAACCTACAACCTACAACGCGCAACCTGTATTTCGCCCCCCTCTCTACGTCAACTTCCCGCCATTCTTCCCGTCTACAGAGGGGTTTCCAAATAGGGGTCTGTATTAAAAAAAAAACTTCGAGGTATCCGTAGATCAAAAAAGTTTTAACGGCGTGACGCATTGCAAAATCTATGCCAACACACTGCGTCAAAGTGGTACACAGAGGGGGTAAAAGTACAGGTTGCAGGTTGCAGGTTGCAGATTTTGACACTGTCAATAAGTTTTACAATACGACTTAAGTCCCCGTGATCATTGGTGAATGTAGTTCACGTTCGCGTGAACGCCCAAAAGTTTTACAGTGTAACTAATACACCGCGTAATGATTCCGCGCACTTAGACGCGGCACGGTATCTGCATTACATATCAGCAGTTCAAGGCGAGAGAGCCATCGAAAGGTGCGGAGCACGTGGGTTCTCCAACATGTTTTGGGCCGAGGTGCGTCTTGACAACGGCGAACCCCCGCCCTACGGGGTGGCACGGTGACCCGGCGAGCTTGTGCTTAGGCTATCAACCTCCCACTAGCGTGAGTGATTTTAGACTTGACACAACGCGTTACCCTCTCGACCCACGCGCACGTTCGTGTAACATTAGGGGAATGAGTGACGTTGACGACGAGCTAAGTGATTGGAGTGACGCTCCTGCGGCGGTGACACGGTCGGCCTTCGCTGCTCCTCCCGCGACGAGTCCGCCGATTCCGTCAGTTTCGTCATCTCCGCCAGTTTCGTCAGGCTCATTACTAGAAACCGAAGCCTTTAATGAAGACGCAGTGCGGCAAACCCTCTCCAACGGAGTCCTTACTCCGAGGCACAGGCGCTTTTGCCAACTAGCTGCATCGGGTAAATCAAACAACGACATAGGTGCGGAGCTTGGATATACGGCGGCGTGGACTTCTACGTTGCTAAAGAGTCCTTATATTGCGGACGAGATCGTTCGCCTGCAGGACAAGCTGTTTGAGGATTCCATCGGATCGAGACTTAGGTCCTTTGCCGAGCCCGCTCTGCAAAAGCTCGAAGAGTGTCTGAAGGACAAGAAGAATATCTATAAGAAGTCCGAGCAGCTTGATATTGCGAAATGGCTCGTTGAGAAGCTCGACGGTAAAGCGACGCAAAAACACGATATTGGTGAAAACGTCCTTGGCGTCTTGATGGACCGTCTTGATGGAATGAAACAAAGCGGGAAGATATTTGCGACAGATCGCCAACTCAATGCACCGCTCCGGACAGTCACCGAAACAAAGCCGCGCACGGAAGAGGATCTGCTCGAGGACTGGGTTACGGATTACAGTGTAATTCGCAGTTGACGGGGCGCATAGCGCAGTGCATCAGGACCATTTTCACCTAGTCACCCTGTAAATCTTTCCCTAGGCTCGAATGTAAGAACTTACATTACAGTAGTGTTACACCACACGGGGCCATCCATTTGACCGAATTACCTGACGATGCGCTCGAGCGGTATGCCCTCTTTCGCGATGATCCTTGGATGTTTCTGAAGTATTGCGTCTGGACGTCAGACGAAGTCGATCAAGAAAATCCCATCAAGCAATTCCCGACACATTTGCTTTACCTGAAATTCCTGACACTCATGTGGGTACAGAAAAAGAAGCTCGCCATTCCGAAGTCTCGCCGCCTCACCGTCTCATGGACCTTCATCGCACTCTCACTCTGGGACGTGATCTTTCATAAGGGCCGAAGTTGGGCCTTCGTCTCAAAGAAGGAGGAGGACTCAAAGGAACTCGTCCAGCGGGCAAAGTTCATCTACGATCACATTCCTGCAAATATGATTTCGCCCGATTTACTGCCGAAACTAAAACGCGGAGAAATGCAGTCATCTCCTCCGGTGATGGAGTTTCCCGACATTTACTCGAAAATTATGGGCTTCCCGAGCGGAGGAAACCAGCTTCGTCAAAGGGGTTTCTCCGGTATTCTCGAAGACGAATGCGCCTTCTGGGAGGATGCGGAGGCCTCGTATGCGTCAGCAGAACCGACCGTCAAGGGCGGCGGTCGCATGGTCATGGTCTCGACCCGATTTCCAGGCTTCTTCAAAAAAATCGTCTACGATAAGCTCGATGCGAAAGACTTGAACTTCGCCGACATCCCCCCAGTGACGCCGAAGTCACCAATGGAAGGGGTTGAAGTCTGGGAGAATCCCCGCAACGAATTCACCGTCATCGACCTCAGTCACAGGGCCAATCCCGCCAAACGCTCAATTGAATTCGAGGAGGGACTAAAGAAGACTCTCCCTCTGCACATATATCGGATGGAGTATGGAAAGAGTTGGGCGACCTTTGAAGGTAAGCCCGTCTATGAGGACTTTAATGAATTCATCCATGGAGTGAGAGTTCGACCAAGTGTCCATGTAGGACTACCCCTCTTGCTCGGATGGGACTCATCGGGTCTCACTCCCGCATGCGTCCTGGCACAACTACAAGGCGAAACTATCGTCATAATTCGAGAAATCATAGGCTCCGGCATGGGCGCAAAACGCTTCATTCCTTACGTTACGCGAGAAATACTCCTTCACTACCCGCAGATCACTGACATAACGGCGCAGACTATTTCATTCTTCGATCCAGCGGGGTTTAAGAAGAACGAAATCACCGAGGAGACCTACCTCCAGTCACTCATGATGGGTGGATTCAGACAGATCCGTCCGGGTCCAATGACATGGAAGAAACGAGTTGAGGGAGTAACGGACTTTCTCCTCGGACTTTCGTCGGGACGTCCACGTCTACAAATCTACGAGCCCGATTGTCCCGTTCTCGTTGCGGGGTTCAAGGGTGGATTTCGCTACCCCGACAAAGTCATCGACCTTGAGCCCGACAGAGTTCGCCCAATGAAGGACATTCACTCGCACCCGCACGATGCACTTCAGTACTTATGCGGCGGACTTAAATCCTATCGCAGCGAACATTACAGTTCCGCACCAATCCCCGCTCCGACTTATGGTTTTCAGCGTCATAACGATACCCCTAAACCCGAATCACTTCTCCCTAATATGAGGAAACCAAATGGCAATGACAGATAAAGAGATTATCGCGTTCGTACTTTCATGCAGAGACGAGGCCGAAGAGGCAAAGCGCGATCGCATGAGTCGCAATCGTGAAAACTACGACATGTTTCACCTGCGTCACGACTTCAGTCATAAACGCGAAGGACAGAGTCAAGAAGTTCTCTCGAAGCAAAGTATGGCAGTGGAGCAAAATAAGTCCTTCTTCCAGCAGGCACTCGCAGATCTAGGCGATTGGTGGACTGCCGAAGCCTGCTACCCGGACACCGAACAAGGAATGGTCGTTCGTCCACACGAGATCACTAAACTAACTAACTATATGATGACTCAGTCGGGATATTTCGCCCACGTCGGAAACTCCGTCGAGAGTGCAATGCTCGCCTCACTCGTGATCTCAAAGACCTCCGGGAAACTCGTTCCGAAGCCGCGCTTCATTGCGCGAAAAAAGGGACGCGGTAAGTCCTTTCGCCGTTGGATCGAGAAGATCGAGAACAAAACATGGGAGATCATGTTCTCACTTGTGCGGGCGGAGAACTACTACCCCGATCCGACCGGGCGAAAAATGTACGAAATCGAAGATTCATTTCCTGACTTCTATGAAGTCCTCGCTCTCGCCGAGGGAGATAATGCAATTTACGAAAGTGACATAGTTAAAGGACTCTCACGATCGGGCGCTGCAGACAGTGCAGAAAAGGCCGATGTTGCACGAGAAGTCGGACAGAATACGACGAACTCCGGCCACCGTCCAACTGTGAAGGTGACAGAATTCTGGGGCACCGTCATTGACCCGACCACGGGGGAGATCGAATACGAAAACGTCGTCATTACAATTGCAAACGATACGGATTTAATTCGCCCGCCAACTCCGAATCCTCTCTGGCATCAACGCTCACCCTATACAGTCTCTCCTCTCATGGAAGTCGCTAACTCCGTATGGCATAAGGCCCCGATGGACGCACCAACACAGCACAATCGCGCACTCATCGAGATGTATAATCTCATGGTGGATGCGGGCATGATGCAGGTACATGCGGTTAAGCAGATCAGAAAAGATGCGCTCGATAATCCGGGCCAGGTCGCCGATGGGATTCAGCCCGGAGCCACACTCGCTGTAAATTCCATGCTCCCCTATGGAGCAAAAGTAATGGAAGACGTCACAGCAGTACAGATCCCGAATGAAGCCTTTAACGTCTACAACATCATGAATCAGGAGTTTAATTCGTCAGCCCTCACGAACGATCTTCGTCAGGGAGTGATGCCCTTTCGTGCAGTAAAGGCGACTGAAGTCGTCGAAGCAAGTCAGTCCATTACGTCAGTATTTCAAGGCATGGCGAAGAACTACGAGAGCAGACAAAGTCAGAAGGAGATCGAACTCGCCTGGATGACGACGGCACAGAACTGGGACATGATTGACCGTGAGGTTTTCATTTCGCTCTTTGGTCCTCAACGAGGTGCGGAGATGGCCGTAATTCCCGCCGAAGAAGTCTTCGCTTCGACAGTAAATGGAGTTCGTTTTCGCGTTTACGGGATTACGATGACGCTTGCGCGGGCGCAGGATTATACGAAACTCACGACACTCCTTCAGACTATTTCGGCATCGCCCCCACTCATGGAGGCCTTCTCGCAGAAGTATGACCTCACGAAGTATCTCGAAGAAGTCATGACGTCGCTCAGTATTGATAAATACAAGCTCGAACACCCGAAGGCCGTACAGGCGACAATGAAACCGGGTGAGGAGGAGCAACCGATGGACCCAGGAAATCAGGGCCAGCCCGATACAATGAGCCAAGTTCCGGGTCCGGACATGCAAGGGGCCATGCAGGAAATGATGGGGACACCGTCTTTTCCGCAAGCGGACTTTCCCGGCTCCCCCGCCACTAAGGGGATGTAATGAGAGACGGAGTAAGTCGAGAAGACGAAATACTAGACGCAAAGACCTTCTATCTCGCGGGTCCCGTACTAATGCCGCTGCTCGAGCGCATGCGCAAGGTCGCATTCGAGCGACTCATGGCAAAGTACCGTGACGGTGACCAGAATACGCTCAACTTAGTCGCTGAATTGAGCGTAATTACGAACATCATGCGCGACATTAACCAGAAAGATCAATTTTACCGCACTCTAGAGGAGAAACGAAATGTCTGAAATGCTCAAGGAACTCGCACGAACAAGAGAAGACGCTAAACATACGGCGGTAACGGGAGAAGGCGGATCAGCGGAGTTGAGTGATCTTCCTGCGGGATCTGACCCCGTAGAGGTCCAGGCGCAGGACGACGCTGCTCCGGAAGATGTAGTAGAGGAGACAGAAGTAAAGGAGGACGCCGAAGAAGAGACGCTGATTCGTATCGGTGACCAGACCTTTAAGACCCAGTCCGAGGCAATAAAGTATGCAGAAACACTTGAGCGCGAAAAAATCGTTAACGAAGCCTACAATGAAGGAATTCGCGAGACTCTTCGCAGTCAAGCTCCCGCGCACGTGCCTGAAGAAATAGAAGATACATTCGAAGAGGAGTTCTACGCCAATCCGAAGGCGAAGCTCAAAGAAATGAAAGCACAGGCGACACAAGAAGCCATCGCCCTGATTCGCGCAGAAACTCAACGTGAAACGCTCTGGAATCAGTTCCTTAGTGATTACCCAGACGTTCGTCGCAAGGATGCGGAGCGAATCTTTGGTGAAAATGCCGACGTGTTTGGAAAAATAACGGACATTAAAAAGGGCATGCAGTTACTTGCGCAAAAAACACGCGACGAATACCGAGAAATCATGGAAATACACAAACCTAGAACGGAACTGACGTCGAAGAAAGTGACTGCGACTGGACCCAGTGGAGGGGCGGCGAAAAGTGTAACACCGGAGAAAAAACAAGATCGCCCCTTGAGTTTCGCAGAAGAAATGCGCAAGATGAGAACTCAAAGATAATTTAAGCTATCCCCGGCGTCACGGTTTGACACCATAGGGGGACCTAACCAAGGAAGGTATCAATGGCAGCTCATAGTTGGGTTAACGACGGCCCCAGTGGCGTCTACAAGAATCATGATCTAAGCTCTAAGATCCGCATGGCCGCAATCAAGGAAGCCAAGTTCATGCAGTTCGTTAAGCCCGAAGAAGGCTACGGCAAGAAGAAGGGCGAGTCCGTTACGATCACTCGCGTTTCTAACGTAACCGTTCCAAGTGATGATGCTCTCGTTGAGCTTTCGCGCATTCCTGAGGACACGCTTTCTTTAAGCACTCAGGCAATTACCGTAAGTGAGCGTGGACGTGCGATTCCTTACACGAAACTTGCGATTGATCTTTCTTGTTTTGACCTTGCTAATGCAATTCAGAAGAAGCTCAAGGATCAGTTAAAGTTGCGCATGGACATCAGTGCTGCTGCAGCTTTCAAGGCCGGTAAGATCCTTGCGATCCCCACTGGAGTGAGCGAAACGACTTTTGAGACAGACGGCGCAGCATCTAATGCAGCAACGTCGAACCTCAACATGTTCCACGTGGAATCAATCCGCGATTACATGTTCTCGACCTTAAACATCGCTCCTTATATGGATGACGATTACGTATGTATTCTGATCACTCAGGCAAAGCGCGGTCTTATGCGCGATCCGGCTTGGGTTGACTGGAAAAAGTACACCGATCCCGCTGCGAAATTTAACGGCGAAGTCGGACGTATCGAAAATACTCGTTTCGTAGAAACGAACCACACTTCGGCACTCGCACAGGACATGGGTACTGGCGACGTAATGGGTGAGGCTGTATTTTTCGGCGAAGACCCCGTAACGATGGCTGTAGCTGAAGACCCGCACCTAATTGCAGAAGAGAACGTCGGACACGACTTCGGTCGCTCTAAGTCTGTTGCATGGTACGGAATTTATGGCTTCGGACAGATCTGGTCTGATTCTGCAAACGCTGGCGAAGCGCGTGTAGTTTACATGACCTCGTCAACTTAACAGTAAATGAAGGAGAAAATTAAATGAGCTACACTACTAAAGGCAGTCACTTATCGTTCTTCACTCCTATTATAACTTTGGCGCAAGCTGCTGCTGAAGTTCTAAAGGAAATGGACATCGGTGCAACTGCAGCAGATCACGGCGAACTCGTATGTATTCGTTCATGCTTCGTAACCCAGTGTGGTTTTGCTCTCACGAGTGAAGCCGCTTCTGGAACTACTACCGCACCAACTGTGATTTTCACTAAGCGAATCACTCCCCTCTCGGCAACGGGAGAGGCTGTTGTTGCAACAGTAACTGTTGCTACTGGCAGTGGAATCGGCAAAGTAGCTTACGAGAACAACACCCCGGTGAAGTTCAACGTCGGCGACTCAATGGAGATCAGTCACACGATTGGCGTCGGTACTCCGACCGGCCAAGGTGTTTACTACTTCATCTGCGACGAAAGTGCTGATGTTGCTTCATCGAATTCTGACATGATCGCTGGTTAATTCGATCTGCGGTCTCTCTCGGGGGGCCGCACTTCTCTTCTAAGGAGCTAATATGGCAGATATTGCAGCAGGTGACGTCACATACTCAATTTTGAATCAACGCAAAACCTCTGGTTCACGTAATTCGAATCGTGTTCGTATTTCCTTCGGGGACAGTTCCCTTACCGTTCCGGCTAACGGAATCCCCCTCTCAAAGGGTAAGATGGGCTGTCCTACGATAATCGAGAGCATGGTTGTAGTTGATCAGGGTGTCTCTGGGTATCGTTTTCAGTACGACCAGAGCACAGAAAAACTTGTTGTAATACAAAGTCCTGCACACGCTCATGCGCTAAAGATTATTGGCGGACGGTCGGCGGCTGGTACTGCAGCAACTGCATATTACGCAACGGACATCTTTGGTAAAGAAGCTGCAACGGACACGACAATTACCGCTGCTGATTCTGCTACTAAAGGCGGTGTTCTCGCCTCTGCTGCTCTCGCAGGAAGTGAAGCATCAGCCGTTGCAATTGCCGCACAAATCATCGAAGTAGAAGTCATCGGCTGGTAACACCGGCCCTTGACATGGTTTCCCTCGGTCGGGAGACTTGGGGAAACACCATTCGAGGAGCAGTTATGGATAAAGAGCAAGAAACCAAGCCCACGGGCTTCGACCTTAAGGTCACTTATCGTGACGAAAAAACAGGTCTCGTAATAGACAATGACTCCTATACTTTACGTGTCCTTGGTAGCGCAGACGGAAAGACACGTTTGTGGGAGCGTCCCAAGGGATCGGGCAATCTCTTTGACCGTAAGGGCAATTCAATTGGTCGCTGGGTAATTGATCCGAAAACCAAAAAGGGCCAACACGAAGAAAAGGCCGAGCACATTGCGTGGACACGACCCGAGACGCAGGATCAAAAACTTGCTCGTTCACTCAACGAAAAGGATCAAAAGATCGCCGAACTAGAACGCGAGCTTCTGTCCATTAGCGAAGAGAAGACGAAGAAGGACACAAAGCCGTTCACGAAACCGGGAGCCTAAAGCACTCCCCTCTAGGAGGATTCTTTGGCTCAGTTTCGAACCTCTGCCGACATCATTGATTTAGCATTGCAGAATGCAGGAGAGGTCACTTCGGGGACCTCTTCTTATGAGGCGCAGGCGCTTAATTACCTAAATCGCGTACATATGGCCATAATTGCGGGTGGAACTATTCCACTCGGAAAAGACCAGACCGTTGAGATCGATGAAGTATGGCCTTGGGCTAAGGCAAAGCGACCACTCATTATTGAGCTTATTCCGAAATACATCACAGGGACCGTTTCCCTTACGACCGGAGACTCAAGCGGAGTCTTCTCCGCAGCGCCAACCCTCTCGATGGCGGGACGCCATATCCGTATCAACGGACGAGAGGAATGGTTTAAGATCGCAAGTCATACGGCCTCTTCGACGGCATTTGACCTTGATGGACAGTATCCGGATGAGACGGGCGCGGCTCTTTCCTTTGAAGTTGCGAAACTCGACTACGAGCTAATCCCCAGTTATATCGTCATTGATTCAAGCTGTAATAAAGTCCAGTTTCAGGAAGCCGCAGGGACAACGCTCACTGCAACGCTCACTTCGGGCACATATACGCCCGATGAACTCGCAGCACAGGTGCAGATACAATTGCTTTCGACCGGAGGCGCTCCGGCCTATACCGTTACGTACTCGAGCACTACACGAAAATTCACTATCGCCTCTGATCGCGCATCAAGTGCGGTTTTCGTCCTTGTCGGAACAGGAACGCAGACGGAATTCTCCGCTCATCGCATTCTCGGATTCGACGACGTTGATTCAACTAATGCAGCGTCGATTACCTCGACTTACGTCCTCGGTGGTATTGCCCGCCTCATCGAACCCTTTCGCATGCACAAAGGATCGGGCGAGGGAATTCGCGGCACCGACTCGGAGTCCTTTCATCGTAACTACCCACTCTCGACCATTGGCGAGTCACTCCCTGATCGCTTTACGGTGATTAAAGAAAACCCCGATGGGACACTTACCGTTAGGTTTAATGGCTTTCCGCAGTCTCGCGTAAGGATCGAAGTTGAGCACGTTCCCGTTCCACGGGACCTGAAGGATTCGTCCGCCTCCGTTCCACTCATTCCGCGAAAACACATCGACGTTCTCGAAGACGCCACGACCTTTTATATCATGATGAACAAGTCAGATGACCGGGCACAGGTCTATGCAGGACTTATGCAAGGCAAGCTCAAGGCTATGGTCGCGCAAAATCGCGGAAGCCTTCTCCGTGCGGGAGAGAACTTTGGTCAATTCGTCGCCCGTCGTGACATGGTTAAACGTGCTCCTCGCCGCATGTTCGCGTATCCGTCGAGCCAGCCTGCGACGTCTGCGGACTCCTCTACTCCTATGGTGACAGTAGTGAAGTCCTACACGAGTTTCCAGACTGCAGCACTCACGACAACCGTTACAGCCCGCACTCTCGCTGCGAATCGAACCCTCTTTGCCGTTATTATTAAACACTCAACGGTGTTTGCAGGGGGAGCAATCTCCGCCCTCACTCTGTCAGTCGGCATTGCCGGAGATACGACAAAGTTCATCAACTCCTTTAACGTAATGCAGGCGGTTTCGGACTCCGCACAAGACTCGAACCTTACGGTTTACTTTCCCGCCACTGCGACGCCCCTTATTATTACAGCGACTGCAGTCGGAGCGAATCTCGATGCACTTACTGCGGGCTCCGTAACGCTCTACTTCCAAGAGGTCGTGACCGAATGATCCATTTAATCCTGTCCCTCATGCTTGGTCTTTCTGCCGAAGCGCAAAATCTCTCCGGGAAAGTACTTCGTCTTTCTCCGACGACACTTCCCGCTACGTGCACAATAGGGGACATTCGCGTAGACTCGGCAAATAACTATAAGGTCTCTTCCTGCACGGCGCTTAATACATGGACGCCGATTCTCTCTCCTATTGTTAATGCGGACATCTCTGTATCTGCAGCAATTGATGCAAGTAAGATTGCGGACGGAACGGTCTCTTCGACGGAATTTCAATACATCAATTCACTGACGTCGAATGCTCAGACGCAAATAAACACGAAGGCCTCAACTACTGATCTAAGCACGCACGAGGCCGACACCACGAGCATTCATGGCATTACCGATACGTCAGTACTTGTAACACTCGCGGGCGCTCAGACTTTAACTAATAAGACTTTAACGACGCCCGCGATCACGTCACCAACGGGTATAGTTAAAGGGGATGTTGGCTTAGGGAGTGTCGACAACACGTCTGACGCCACAAAAAATGCTGCAAGCGTTACCCTCACTAATAAAACTTTGACCTCGCCCATCGTCAACCTTGCAAACTTCACTGAGCAAGGATCATCGCCAGGCTCTCCGAGTGCTGGGCAAAAGCTCCTTTACGCAAAAACCGATGGCAAGGTGTACACGAAAGATTCAGCCGGGCTAGAGTCGCAAGTCGGCGCTGGCGCTGGCGGTTCGGGCAAGAACTACCTGCAAGACCTTTTCTCGGGCGAGAGTGTAACGGGCATAAATCGCTATGCCGACGCCGTCGCAGCGTCTCCGGTTGATGGCACGGGCGGATCAAGCTCTTTAACGGCAGCGGCTTTAAATACCTCAACGCCACTTCGAGGCTTAAGCTCGCAGCGCCTGTCTAAGACTGCGGTTAACGAGCAAGGCGAGGGTTGGAGTTACGACTTCACGCTCGATCGCGCGGACTATGAAGGAGCTAAGCCCGTCGTAGTTTCGTTTCGTTATAAAACTTCAGCGGGTTATGTGAACAACGATGTTCGCATGTTTGTATATGACCGCGACGGCGCGACACTTCTTAACGTCACCTCCCTTACGGGTGATGGTTCCGTTGCAGCAAGCACGAGCACGACTCTGTACACTGGCGTGTTTTATCCAAACAGCGCGAACAATGACTATCGGCTGATCTTTCACGTCGCTGGCACGACCGCTGCGGCGTGGGACGTTGATGTTGTCGATTTAAGAGTAAGCCCTGATCAAACAGTTCCGGGCGCGATTGTTGCCGACCTTGGGACTGAGACGTGGACAGATAGCGAAGCCAATAGCACAACGACGGTAAAGCTTACGCGTAACGGACAATGGCTGGAAGTTGAAGGCATCACTACGGCTACGGGAGTTTTCACGCTCGCGCAAACTACCGTCACCGTTCCGACTGCTTATACCTTCGACCCGGCAGTATATCCGACCCCGGCAACTAAAATTCATTCCTTAGGCCATGCCCACTTCGTTAATAACGCAAGCTCGGCCTACCATGAAGGTAAGGTTCACACAGTCAGCACGACCGCACTATTTATCAGTGCAAGCTCTTCGTCTGCCGCTTATGGTGCCCCGGCCAATCTTTCGGCGACAGTTCCGTTCACTTGGGCTAACGGCGACAAGGTAATGTGGAACGCTAGATGGCGAGTGACCGGTTGGTCCGCATCTGCCGCTCTCTCAACGACTGAGACGATGCTCACGGCTACACGGGCTCGCTACAGTACCAATGCGGCTCAGTCCATTCCTAGTAGCACGATAACGATTATTAACTTTGAAGATGTAACCTTCGATACGCCCGGAACGTCGGTTACGACTGGAGCTGCATGGAAGTTCACAGCGTCAAAAACTGGGTACTACAAAGTCAAAGCGCAGATTGATTATGATGCGACGACGAGCTTTGACGCAGATGAAGTTTTGGATATTGCGCTTTATAAGAATGGCTCAATCTACTCGGTGCTTCAAAGCAGAAGAACGTATGCTGGCGAAGACTATCCAAGTGCCAGCGGCGTGGATACCATTTATTTAACGAGGGGCGACTACGTTGATATTCGCACAAGCCATAACTCAGGTGGCGCTGTCCTTCTGCTCAATCAGGGCACGTTAAACTATGTGACAATCGAAGAACTCCCCGACTTCTCAATCTTTAGTGTTTACGGGACGACTGAGTATCAGGAAGCGGTTTCTAGTTCGGCCACGAATTGGCCGTTTTCGGCAGGTGCTTATGGCGATTTAACTTCAATCGCTCTATCTCCGGGTGAGTGGGATATATCAGCCACTATGGAGACGACGAACAATGGTGCCGTGACCGCTGGGAATGTAGCGATGGCGATCTCCTCTACAAGTGGAAACAGTGCCACTGGCATTTCAGTTGGAGTTAATCGGGTAATATTCCCGAATGCTGGCACGACCGGCTTAGGTTACTCCCTAACTATTCCTAGCTATCGACAAGTTATAACCACAGCAACAACGTATTACCTAAAAGGTATTTGTATTAGCGCCGTGGCGAACTTCCAATATACCGGCTATCGCTTAAGCGCACGAAGGATCAAGTAAGGGATTAGGGTCATGAGCACAGAGGTAACAGTGATAAATGAGCGCACTACAGGCGGCGCTGGCGAAGCTAACTCGGGTGGCGGCGGCGGTGGAACGGGCACTAGCTCATCGTATTCGGCAACGGCTGGCGGCGGTGCTGGTGGATATTGCGAGCACATTTACTCGACTGTAGCTGCAAGCTACACATATACAGTTGGCGCTGGTGGCGCTGGTGGCGTCGGATCAGGTTCAGGATTTTCGACGGGCGGCGCAGGTGGTAGTGGGATAATTATCGTCGAGGAGTATTACTAAATGGCTTACATCGGAATGGAAGCCCGCATTGCACTTGGTCCCATGGGACTTCTGACGGACATCCCCCCGTCTGACATTCCGCCCGGAGCACTCATTCGTGCAGAGAATATTTCCTTCGAAACTGGACTTCTCACGAAGGCTCCGGGATCACTGCGCTACAACACTCAAGTCCTTCCGGCTGGCATCGTGGCCCTCATCGACTATTGGCCTAATCCCGTCACTCAGCGCCTTATCGCCGCATGTACGAATGGATCACTCTATCGTGACATCGGAGACAGGTTGTTTAACGACGCTACGGCTATCGCAACAGGACTCGGAACACTTACTCCGCGCTCGATGTTCGTCGAGGGAGGGCAGGAGACTGCATCCCGCTCAAAGAAACTCTTCTTCTTTTCTGGCTCCGCTCAAGTAAAGGTCCTCTCCGGAGACGAATCGACCTTTGCTGACATCGCTAACCCCGCTACGGATTGGACGACGCCGAACTTTCCAACTATTGGCCTCGTTCACCGTAATCGCCTATGGGCGTTCATGGGTCAGCGAGCTTACGGGAGTGATACGGGAAACCACGAAAACCAGACCACGAATAATCTTACGCAGAATATCTTCCCAGGCGAGGGCGGGTCGATCATCGGCGCTCATGTCTTTAAAAGCAGACTCTTTGCCTTCAAAGAGGGCGGATTCGTCTACTACCTCGATGACGAAAACGTAGATTCCGATAACTGGAATTGGCTCAAGCTCGCCTCAAATTTCGGTCTCTGCTCACCGCACGGAATAATCGAAGCCATTAATGACATGATGGCGGTAAATGAGTCGGGATCTCCTATTAGTTACAATGCGACAAATGCACTTGGCGAGATCGAATCTGCCGACATTCTCCGTATGCTTCAAATAGAGGAGTATTTTCGCAACAGTACAAATCTCGCAGGACTCGAAAACCTCCATGCGATATACTACGAAGCGAAGAAACAGGCTTTCTTCACTTGGCGCACAACTTACCGCACGACGAACGACACACTTTTTCATATCGACTTTAATAAAGAAGCGGCGAGAGCCTCTTTCTGGTCAAAAGACCAGGCCGATTGCCTAGCCCTTCGTCGCGACATTAATCGCGTCCGCAGACCCATTTACGGATCAGCGGACGGATATGTTTACTTGATGGATCAAGAAGATCGCCTTGTCGGTGGTGCGGGTTACACCGGAGCATTCAAGCTCGGTCACACGGACTTTAAATGGCTCGATACTCGGATTGCAGAAAAAAATAAACTATTCGACTTCTTATCAGTGGAGTTCGTTCCTACTGGAACCTGGAACCTCTCCGTTGACGTCTACATTGACGGAACATTTAGTGAAACAATTAATTTCCTTCAGGACGTCAGGGACGACGGTCTGGACACCTTCACACTCGATACCGACCCACTCGGACGAGAGGAGACCCAGACAATTCGTAAGCCGCTCCACGGATCGGGGCGGCGCATTTCTTTCCATGCTTATCAAGCTGGAGAGAATCAGAATTTCGCAGTAGCATCAATTACGATAGGATTCCGCGCTTCAGCGGAGCAAGCAACGAGAGTTTAGGAGAGATCATGCCGGGAGCGTTATTTTCACGACTAAAGACCTGGGTCGCGACGGAAGACGTCACATACAGTGACCTCAATGCGGAATTTAATAACATTCTGCAAAACCTCCTTCCCGCAATGGTCGATGATTATTCGACGAATGTTTCGCAAATGCAGGTGATGACAGATCCAGGAGAAGTCGGAACCGAGTCTCTTGCGACAACCCTCGCGGGTGAAATAGCGCGTCTGCGCTTTTCGCTGAAGTCTGTTACGGGAAAGGACTACTGGTACGAAAGTCCAGATACGACACTTGCCGATCTCGTAAATGCAGTCGGAACGGGACTCGCAACGAATCGTATTTCTTCCGGTAAGGTCTCTGCAAATTCCAGCCAACTCGTTGCACTTGATCCAGACGGAACTGCTGCGACTATTGTCCTGGACGGAACACCTACTAATTTTGTTTACTACATCAATGGCGTCGTCTATACGGTCACAACAGACATTACTATAACGGGACTAAGTACTGCACCCGCAATAAACAACACCGCCCTCATAAATGACACACTCCTTGCGGATAATCAGTTCACACAGCATTTGGGTGAATACGGAACGACCATTACGATTGATGCGGCAGGAACGGAAATTACAAACAAAGTCGGTCAATATGCGGCCTTCTCCATTAACAACGGAGCAGATACTGAGTATTTCATCGCTTATATAAATTCCGCGACACAACTCACAAAAGCATGGAGAGGTTGTTTCTTTAATTCCAGCCAGGCGACAGTTAAACGCATTAAGTTCTCCGACAATGATACGATTACACTTCTGCGCCTGACTTGGATATTCGGTAATACATCAAGCGGACTCGCCGTTACCTATAGTACTCCGACTTATGCAGCGACCCAACCCAGTGCTCCGAGCACAGGTGATTACTGGTTTGACCTTACGGCATCTACCTGGAAGACCTATAACTCAACGACGTGGGTCGCTGCGAATGCCACTCTTATCGGTGTCTCTGCTCAGACCTCTACTGCATGCGTCGCTGCAAGGACCTTTGATTCTTCTGCTGCGTTTTCCTCTTTCAGTTCAATTGAACTCGAATATGTCTCAAGTACTGTTGTGCGAGCGAGGAATCACTTCGCGTCTGTTGCGGTAGGCTCATCGACGATTCGCTTCGGACTACAACTCCCTACGTGGGATATTGCAGCGAATCTCGATTCCGGTGTCGTCGAAGCTGCAAGTACATTTTATTACCTCTACGTAAAAGAATCCGGTGCGCCTGTTATTTCCGACATTGCTCCGAGTGATATGCGCGGAAGTCGTTATGGACTATATCACCCTGCAGAAATGTGGCGTTGTATAGGACGGATTAAGAATAATGCAAGTTCTAACTTCGATGAATCCACGGTGCAGGGTTTCGGCAATATTGCCCTCTCCGGTGACATCGGACAAGAAGCCTCGATGGAAACACCCTTTTCTTTAAACACTTCTGTTGGATCAAATAACTTAACCATTACGTTGATGGATCGATTCGGTGACGTTCCAAGCCAACTTGCTCCGGTGAAATTCTCCTTCCGCAATACAACAGCTACAACGGGACAGAAGTACACAAGGTCACTTTACAAGCCACTTACGATTGTAGTACCCAATGCAGCGACACTCGGGCATACGTCAAACGTAGGTCAATATGTATGGGTCGCAGTTATCGACGATAACGGAACCTTAGATCTCGGTGTCTCTGGTGTTTCTCCCTTTGCAGAATCTTCCATCGCTACACCAACTCAAGTCAGTTCGGGTGCGACATCGGGATACGTGCTTTACTCGAGTAGCTCCATTGCAGGGAATCGTTCCTTTCACCTCTGCGGAAGACTTACATCAACGCAAACAACAGCCGGAACGTGGGCTACTGCGATCTCTGAGGTGAGCCTAAACGCAGTACCGCGCATAAACCGCACTCAGCCTATATCTTACACGCCAACCTTTACGGGCTTCGGATCGCCCACTGGAATTGTCGTCTTGTCCCATCGTGAGGGACGCCATCTTATTATTGATGCTGCTGTTCAATCGGGTACTCCAACTGCAGTCGGGGCAAGCTTTACTATTGGCTTTGCGGGGACAAACACACCCGCTAATATAACAATCGACACAGGTCTTTATGGGTCACTTTCGCGTCCCGTTGGTGTCTACGGAACAACTATTAATGGCGGTGGCGGACTTACTGTTTATCAAAACAGCGGCACAACTATTGGTTTCGGTCAGTACTACACAAGTGCTGCGCAGGCCCTTCAAGCTACAAACGGAAACGTAATTGCAGTTATCACGAGTACACTCTCCTTTACGGCGAAAGTCGCAATTGCCGGATGGCACGAGTACGGGCCGTGAGTAATTTAATTAAACCCAATTCGGAATTAGCGCCGGAAGCATTAGAGATACGTCAGGATATTCTTGCTCTCGAAGCTGCATGTATGGCGATGCCCGAGGAGCAACGGTTTCATCAACTTCCTCTTACACATCATTTCACTGACGGTATCTACGTTCGAACATGCATGATGAGAGCGGGCGATGTTATCGTAGGCAAAATACACAAACTCGAGCATACGGTTATTATTAGCATGGGCAGTGCTCAAGTAACCTCGGAGGAGTTTGGCGATAGGGTACTTTCCGCACCTATGGTTTTCGTTAGTCCGCCCGGAGTAAAACGCGCATTACTCATTGAGGAAGATATGATCTGGAGTACGGTCCATCCTAATCCGACAAATACCCAGGACTTGGCAGAACTTGAAAAGCAGCTAATAATGGAATCCTATGAGGAGGGCGTATGAGTTTTATCGCAGTCGGAGCGGGTGCCATAGCAGTCGGTGGAGCCATACAGTATACTGGCGCAAGGAAAGCTGCAAAAGCAGCGCAGAAATCGGCGAGGGCAAAAGCAGCAGAAGCCTATCGCCAGCGTACCGAGACCATGGCCTACGCCAAAGAGAATCAAGCAAACACTCTCTCTGCGATGAATTCAATCGAGGAGTTAAATGCATTCGGCCAGTCACTCGGTTATGCGCAAAAGCAAGCTGACCAAGACCAGCGACTTATTGATTCGATCGATCCCGCACTCATGGACGCAAGTAAGCAAGTCCTCGGTCTCCTCAAAGGCGATACATCGGGTGTTGGAAACATAGTAAATAATCAACGAGCAATGCAACGGCAGAAACTCCTTTCATCGCTTCGCGAACAACTCGGACCCGGTGCAGAGACCTCAACGGCAGGCATACAGGCACTCACTCGGTTTGACTCTGAGTCAGCGAGTTTAAGTGCATCGACACAGGGCCAGTCTCTCGCGTCACTCATGGGGCTCATCAATGGGCGTCCGACAAATGCAGGTGCAGGTAATATCGCACAGATCGGACAACTCTACGGAAACCGCGCCAACCGCATGGGTAATGCAACAATGCAAACCGGACAGTCAACTCTAAATGCCATGATGGGCACGAATGCTCAGGTTCTTGAGACGACGGGACATCAATACCTGGGTGCCCAACTCAACGGAAGGGCAATGCAACAGTTTGGCGGACAGATAACACAAGCTGGAGCAACAGTAATGGGTGGCGCAGCAAGTGGCGGAATGGGTGGCCGGAGCAGGTAAAGTAAAACCGACCACATAGACAGTAGCTGAAGGAAACCATGAAGACACAGGAAACATATCTTAATGCCAGGCAAAGGTAAAGTTACGCTAAACGAAATGATGGGCGAACGAGGTGAAAAGGGCGGAGCAAAGAAGCTCTCCCTTGATGACCTCAGTACAATCCTCGGTGAGCGAATGCCGAAGCTCGAGTTCTCTCCCGTTGGGCGTCTTCGTCTTACAAATGCCCTTCGTCTGCGCTTCGGCGATCAATACCGTAACCTTCCCGGCATTACTGACATCATTAAGGATTTTGACAAAGAAGCTGCGTTTAGTGTGAAGCTGCAAGAGATTAAACAGATTAAGTATACTCCGAAGAAGGAGAATAAATAATGGCGTCGATTTCTGACATGATGGTGCAGAGTGAACTGGAGGCAACAGATCCGAGGAAGTTTAACGATCTGTCCCAGTCATTTATGAATGGTGCGGCGTTAGCGCAAAGAGCGCAGGAACTGCAACAAAGGCAGGGAGCACTTGCGCAGCAAAAAGATGACCACGAAGTTATGAAACTGGAAAAAGTGGGTAGTTGGTTTGAGACCGCCTCGAAGATGCCTGACGGTGCGGCCAAGAGCGCATTCATTAAGGACTTCGTCCCGAATGGAATTAAAGCACTAGGAATTAGCGATAAGATTGACCCAACTGTATTAAAAATGGGACAGGGTGACCCCCGGCTATTTAGTTTCATAGGTCAAAAAATACGTGAAGGTGTAGTTGATGTAGGCATATTAAGTAACGCGGAAAGTGTAGCTAAAGTTGCAGCATCGCCCGAGTTCGCACAATTCGGTGGCGTCGAGGCAATCAATGCCACAATGAATGCATATCGCCCACAACTTGAGAAGCTACAAGACGAACGCACTCAGCAAGAAGCAACGAAAGAGAATGCAAGGATTGGAGCAGCGGCACAAATGGGCCGTCAGGTTCAAGAGCAAAACGCATCACCGAAAGTTGCTGCAAGTAAAAAAATTCTCCTCGATTATCAGCATTACGTCAATGAAGGCGGTTCGGCTAAGGTCGATACAGGCATTGCGAAACTAGAAGAGATTCGTGACGCACTGATAAAGGGTACGATCAAAACGGGTGGAATATCGAAATCAATTCCCGGCCTTAGTAGTGATGCAGTACAGTCACAGCTTGATCCGGGGACGCAGGCCGCAGCGGAGCAGGTCCGATCCGCCGTTAACCTAAAGAGCGTCCTCGATTCAAGCTTCTCTGACGCTGCCGCGAAACAGGCATATG